AGGATTTTTACCAAGAATAATGCAGGAAAAATATGATAATAGAGTTATCTTTAAAAAGAAGGAAATCGCGGCTAAGAAAAAATTAGAAAAAGAAACAGATCCAGTCGAGATAGAAAAATTAAAAAAGGAAGCAGATTCATTTGGTAATAAACAAACCGCTATGAAATTAATGCTTAATAGTGTTTACGGTGCTTTTGGAAATCCGTATTTTAGATTTTTTGATTTGAGAATATCAGAAGCTATTACATTGGGAGGACAGCTCAGTATTCGCTGGGCAGAAACTGTGGTCAATGATTATCTCAACAAAATTTTAGAAACAGAAGAGGTTGATTATGTATTGGCATCAGACACTGATTCCCTCTATATTACATTAGATGCATTAGTTCAAAAAGTATTTCCTGAAAATCCGGATACAACTAAAGTAATAAATTTTTTAGATAAAGTATGTGAGGAAAAACTTCAAGGAGTAATTGATAGCGGATATTCAGAACTTGCAAGCTATATGAATGCTTACGGTCAGAAGATGTTTATGAAAAGAGAGTGTATTGCTGATAAAGGTATTTGGACGGGAAAGAAACATTATATTCTTAATGTTCATGATAACGAAGGAGTTAGATATGCGAACCCACGAATCAAGGTTATGGGAATTGAATCTGTCAAATCATCAACTCCCACATCTTGTAGAGATAAATTAAAAAAGTCTTTTGATATTATCATCAATCACGATGAAGAAGCTATACAGAAGTTCATTGCAGATTTTAGAGAACAGTTCGAAAAAGAACCTATTGAAAATATTGCATTCCCCAGATCAGTTAAGGGAATTGAAAAATATAATGGTGGTACAAAATTGTATGCTAAAGGAACACCCGTTCATGTAAAAGCAACACGCTTGTATAATCATTTTCTGAAACAAAATAAATTGCAAAATAAGTATCCTCTTATTCAAGAGGGGGAAAAGATTAAATTTATTTATTTGAAACAGCCTAATCCTATTAGAGATGGTGTCATAGCCATGATGGAAGGCTTGCCTGAAGAGTTCGGGCTTCATGATTATATTGATTATGATAAACAATTTGAAAAGTCTTTTAGGGGACCCTTGAATGAAATATTAAAAGTCATTGGATGGTCTCCTGAAAAAACAAGTTCTCTAGAAGCGTTTTTAGTATAGAGAATTTGATAAATATGCATAGTAAGGTAGTTCGGAATGAGCTGAGTTACCAGAAATTATGTTTAACCGTGGTGAGAGAATAATATAAAATAAAAGGAGAACAATATATGGTAGATAAAGTACTTGGATGGATTCGTTCCATCACTGAACTTGGTTTAGCAGTTATTGCTCTTGGCGTAGTTCTTCAGATTATTTTTGGTGCAGCTTTACCGTTTATCGGAATTGATATCGTGGGTTCTGTTGTAGCACTTGTAAAACAATTAGGACAAGAAGGTTTTGTCGGTTTAATTGCGATATGGGTACTCTGGGGAATTTATTCCAAGTCATAACTAGAAATTGTGGCGCATCGGCAGACTTGGGTTAAACCCCGAGGCGTAGCCATCCTGCTGTCCCTGCTTCGGCGTTGGGCTTAGGTGTGCGCCACTTTGCATGCAAAAGGGGGAGCCGAATATTGCCCCCCTTTTTTTGAAAAATATAATGATTAATTGAAAAAGGTTTTATGAGTGATTATTTTGGAGAAATGCTACAAGTAGCTAATAATGAATATGGCGCAGTAGTAAGTGATGGTGTTGAAGCAGGCGATGTAGAAAGTTTTATTGATACCGGATCGTATATTTTAAATGCTCAATTGTCTGGTAGCATCTATGGTGGATTACCATCTAATAAAATTACAGCATTTGCCGGAGAAAGTTCAACAGGCAAAACTTTTTTCGTTTTAGGTTGTGTCAGACAATTTCTCGTAGATAATCCTACTGGTGGAGTTATATATTTTGAAAGTGAATCTGCCATAACCAAAGATATGATAGAATCAAGAGGAATCGATTCTAAACGAATGATTATCCTACCTGTTGCTACGGTTCAAGAATTCAGAACACAAGCAACTAAAATTCTAGAAAAACATTTAGAAGAACCCATCAAGTCTCGTCCGCCAATGATGATATGTTTAGATTCATTAGGTAATCTTTCTACTACTAAAGAAATGGAAGATGTTAGTGACGGTAAAGAGACCAGGGATATGACCAGAGCACAAATGGTTAAAGGCACATTTAGGGTTTTAACTTTATTAGGTGGTAAAGCTAAAGTACCTCTTGTTGTTACTAATCACACATACGATCAAATAGGAACATTATTTCCTCAAAAAATTATGGGTGGAGGAACAGGCTTACATTATGCCGCATCTAGTATCGTATTTCTATCTAAAAAGAAAGAAAAGGATGGTACTGAAGTAATTGGTAATATAGTTCATTGTAGAACTTATAAATCTAGGCTCACAAAAGAACATAAAATGGTAGATGTTCTTCTTACCTTTAAAGAAGGATTGAATAGATATTATGGATTGGCAGAATTAGCAGAGAAGTATGGAATCTTTAAAAAAGTTTCTACCAGATTAGAAATGCCAGATGGAGAAAAGGTTTTTCTAAAAACCATGCTTAAAAATCCTACCAAGTATTTTACAAAAGAAATTTTAGACAAGTTAGATGTAGTAGCAGGGAAAGAATTTTTATACGGTGAAATGGATATAGAAGAAGAATTAGCTGTAGAAGAAGAATCAATTGAAACCACTTGATATGATAGTAGAGAAAGTTAAAGTAGTGGAATTAACGTTTGAAGATGGAACAAAAAAAATATGTCGAGGGGGAGAAGCTGCTGTGGAAAGAGCCTGGGGAACTTATCCAATAGTATCTGCTAGGTGGACTGGCGAAGAAGAAACAATGCAATGGATTCCTCTAGAAGATAATCGAACAGAGATAACGGGCTGGTAAAAAGAATGAATGAATTAACAAAAAAAGATTACGATAGAATTAATAGTTATTTTAATTTAGTTCCTCATCCGGAACATATCGAAGATGTTTCTCAAATGTGTGTTGAATTAAACACGGGCCCTTTTAAAGGAACTGTTATAAAATATGGTAAGTTTCAAGTTGCTCCACCGGATGAAATGGGAGAAAGTAATGCGAAATATGAATACGATGTTATTCTTGTTCCACCAGAATTACAGGGAGTAGAACATTCTGATGAAGAAGGTGTAGAATTTGAATATATGATTGGAGAAATTTTAGTTAAATTATTATGGGACAGATATAAAGAAGAGAGTGAAAAGGAAGGAGTAAAAACAAATGATGCCACGGATAGAACAGCTGATACTATCACATTTAATACATAATGAAAATTTTACGAGGAAAGTTGTTCCTTACGTAAAATCTGAATATTTTGAAGATCCTCCGGAAAAAATAGTTTTCAAATTAATTCAAGAATATATTTTAAAGCATAATGACCTACCAACCAAACAAAGTTTATTAATAGATTTAGATCAATTAGATGGTATACATGAATCAGAATATACTAAATCTAGTGAAATAATTAATACTTTAGAAAAGCCTAGTGATTCTAAAGACATCACACCCTGGCTTTTAGAACAATCAGAAACATTTTGTCAAGATAAAGCAATATATAATGCTGTAGTGAATGCTATCGCAATTCTTGAAGGTAATGAAAAGACTCATTTATCTAAAGGAGCAATTCCCACCGTTTTATCAGAAGCTTTAGCTGTTTCTTTTGATCCTCATGTAGGACACGATTTTATTGACGACGCGGACAAAAGATTTGATTTTTATCATAGAGTAGAAGAAAAACTTGAATTCGATCTCGAGTTGTTTAATAAAATTACAAAAGGGGGTTTACCTAAGAAGACTTTAAATATTTGTTTAGCAGGAACTGGAGTTGGTAAATCTTTATTCATGTGTCATCAAGCCGCTAGTTGTCTTTCTATTAATAAAAATGTTCTTTACATCACCATGGAGATGGCGGAAGAAAGGATCGCTGAAAGAATTGATGCGAATCTTTTAGATATTCCTATGAGTCAATTAGAAGAAATTCCTAGAGATATGTATAAAAAGAAAATAGATAAACTCAAAGGAAAAACCAATGGTAAAATAATTATTAAAGAATATCCTACTGCATCTGCCGGCGCTATGCATTTTAAAAATTTATTAGGTGAATTAAACTTGAAACGTAATTTTGTTCCCGATATAATATTCATAGATTATTTAAACATTTGTACATCTTCTAGAATAAAGGCAGGAGCCAATGTTAATTCATACACATATATTAAATCTATTGCTGAAGAATTAAGAGGCTTAGCTGTAGAATATAATGTTCCGATTATGTCTGCAACACAAACAACCAGATCAGGGTTTACAAGTACAGATATTGGTTTAGAAGATACATCTGAGAGTTTTGGTTTACCGGCAACTGCTGACTTTATGTTCGCACTTATATCTTCTGAAGAAATGGAAGAATTAAATCAAATGCTTGTAAAACAATTGAAAAACAGATATAATGATCCCACATCTTATAGAAAGTTTATTATTGGAGTAGATAGAAGTAAAATGAGACTCTATGATGTCGATCAAAAAGCTCAAGAAGACATATCGGACAGCGGACAAGATGATGAACCATTGTTTGATATTTCTACCGATAATAGACACAGAAATAAAGCTGATTTCGGGAATTTTCAATATGAATG